TCAAGTTCCTGGGTTCACGCATACTTTACCGCCAGTGTGCTGAAGAACCTAAAGGAGGATATGCATTCCCCGATTCGTAAGTATTACTCCATTGCCTTGATGAGTCATCGAACGGGTTACCCTGTTGACATTATTGACTTGATCTATCGTCAGCACTCTGAGACGAAACTCAAAGGTATTTATGTCATCATGGGTCAGATGGAAATCCCGGTGTTGTTGATGGATAAATCAGAGGTGATAGTAGAGGGCAGTTCTGTCTACACACTTCTTAAAATGTGGTTAGCGTCACGACCTGAAATTATGGATGTCATTAACTCCGCTGTCCAAGATAAAGGAGGGAAAAATGCATCTCAAAGAACTGGTCGCTGAAATCCTGTTAGACGCAGCATTCCGCAATACCCCCAAACCGTATCGGAACGTGTACTTTATTAAGGTACTCAATCCCGGCGATCGTAAAAGCCTCTTTGTGAGTTTTCGCTGGAAGTCATCTAAGAACGAAGTCTTTATCTGCTTCGTTGAGATTGACTTAACCCGGTCAGAACGCAACGTCTCTTTTGGTATCAGTTTCCTGAAGCCCAAAGAACGCGAGTCTACTATCTTCTTTCGTAAGCACGAGTTTGTGGCGTACAAGGATATTGCTGAAATCTTAAAACAACGAGTGATCCCGATTTTTGTCGAGAAGCTCAAGAAAGTAGAGGACATGTATGAGTAGCACTGATGCCGTGAACCGTTATGCTGTGGATAAGGTCAAGTCGATTTGCCAAGAGCAGTTAGGTAAACCGATTCCTAACTGGTTCAACATCGAAGACATGCAGGGCTTTAGCTTTCGCATTACTGAAGGTGATCTCAACCTCATCTTCAGTGCGGTGGTCTATCCCGTGGATGAAGCCGGTCCCGGTAACTTCCTGGTAAAACTGCAGTCAACCTTTACTAACCCGCCAGTCAAACGTCAGGGTTATGAGTTCATGCCAGCACCGTTGGGTGTCGGCATACAAATGGATTATGCGTTATACGCAGAAACCGAAGAAGAGCTGATGGATGGTATTCTGATCTGGATCTCAGATGAAGTGGAAAATATTCTGGGTCAAATGTTGGAATAATCTCTGTAAGCGATTCTAAGCCTTTATTTATCTAAATACTGATCGTACTATTATGTAGACGATTAAATCGCATAAAGATGGAATTTGGAGCTTTATGCTAACCCCTGAAAGTAACTTAGCCTTGAAAGGATAAAAGATGAAAGACTTTAACATTTATGCAGTTGGCGGTACCGCAATCAAAATCCTGAACCGTTATCTGCGTGAAGGTAAAAACGGGAAGTTTGTGGGAACCATGGTGGGCTTTGACAGTTCTGCTGCTGATGCCGTGGCCGATGGCCTGTATCCGCTGGAACGTCTGGAAGGCGCGAATGGCTCAGGTGGCAATCGTCATACCCATAAAGAGAAGTGGGGTGACTTCTCCAAGTCTATGCTGGCGAAATACGCACCTAACAAAATGAACATCGTGATCTTCTCAACTGGCGGCGGCACAGGCGCGTCACTGGGTCCGTGGATGGTGCGCCGTATGCTGGAACGTAAGATCCCGGTACTGGCGATTGTTGTGGGTGATGTCTCTACCTTCAACGAACAGAAGAACACAGTGGAAACGCTGGGCTCACTGTACAACCAAACCAAGCTCGGTCACCCGGTTCTGTTCTCCTATATCGAGAACACCGAAACCACCACGCACGGCGAGAACAACGCAGTGGCCTGCGCGCGCATTGACAATGCGATCATGATGTTCAACCTGGAAAACGACAGCATCGACGAACAGGACATCAAAAACTTCTTCTACTACACCGACGTAGTGCAAGCCGATCCTATCATGTCGCAGGTCTCTTTCCTGCATCAGGATAATCTGGCTACCTACAAATCCAAACCGGTGGCGGCGATCAGTTTGTTCGCAGATGCAGATGACGTGGCGGTGCCGTTCCAGAACATGCTGTACCGTAAGTCTGGTGTATTCGGTCAGTCGTTCCACGGTGTTCAGACCGGCATGCATGCCGTGTTGGATCATGGCGATACCCTGGCGAGCTTGAAAGAGCTGGTAAATGAGAAACAAGTCAAGAGTGATGAACTCTCTGGCCGTTTCTCTAATAAAGCACCAAGCCCGTTTGGCAACGTCGAAACTGACGATGGCATGATGTAATTGAAAAAGGAGGCCCTGGGATTCCCAGGGCTTTAGCCCCCATGAAAATTTTGTTTAATCTTTCGTCTTTGCGTAACTCTCTGACCGTGGTATCTGAAAACGACATTGGGTTGGCGCATGCGATGCTGGCACAAATCTGTCATGACAATGGCTTTCCTGTTCAGCATCCGAACTATTATCCCGACACTTCTCTGGCCCAAGGCTTTGTGTATGAGAGTGTCAAAGATTATGCCGAGACCCGTTTACTTGGCGTGCACGTTACCGATGTTGCAAACCTAGCATCATTGGGTAATCTTCAATTTCAACTTACTACACATTAGAGAGCACATGTACAACATCGACAGTCGAGGATTGAAATCCAATATTGGAATGTTACTTCTTCCAAGGACTGAAAAGGGCGAACTCGAAGAACGTATTGCGTACTACTTCCCGCTTGTGTTGGATATTATCGTTGACATTATGAACAGTGAAACGCGTCATACGGAAGATGCGATCAACGAAGAACTTATCAAATACCGTGAAGATGTCGATCTGCAATTCTTCTGCGAAATCATTCATAACGAAGTGCGTGAAATCAAAAAGCAATTCATTATGGCCGGTTTTGATCGTCGCCTTAAGTTTAGACTCATGACACGCGTACTTCCGCGTACCACTATTAAGTATTACGGTATCGGCATGGATTTGGAGTTGACGTTTGAACGTTTCCAATCCGAAGCTGCTGCAGGAGACACTGATGAAGCAGATGTCATCGACCACCCAAGCGTCGAAGACCTTGAACGATACTTCGACCGCGAAGTTCGATAGAGTCGAGTTCACCTCTTTTGATGGAATAATTGAAGAACAGCTTGAACTTAAGCAGCACCTTTCTCACCGGCTGATTAATCTCTCTGACCGTCCTACCCTGGTCTGGGCATTACGGGAATGGTTGATTCGTCAAGCCGGGTGTTTTGATATCGTCGGGTATGTGCGGTATCCAGACATCAGTTATTGGTATGAGCATGACGCCATCGTTGAGGAGTTCGACGATTTGCTGTTGTTGTTCCGGGATTACCTGGGATTACAGAAAGGCGTTTCTTTAGGCGAGCAATACCGTTTGATCCGTTACCGAGATAGTCTCAACTTTATCATGGTACCGCAAAGCGCCTGTGACCCCGAACAGTTCACTGCAGTCGGGTATGGCGAGTATGGGAAGTTCTGCAGTGAACTCTGGCCAGAGTTGCAAAAAGAATTTACACAGTTTCAAATCCTGCTTGATACCAAGTATGGACATCGTATCGACATCAATGCATTTTTCAAAGAGAACATGTGGGACGGTAACGGTCTGCTTTGGGAAATGAGTAAACACGCTTACCCTGAGGAATAACTAACGTGATGTTGCACTCCTGCAACTTGTACCCGTTAGTCCGTGTCAGTAAGCGCTATCAGCTGGATTCTGAGAAGTTATTTAATATCATTCTGGATTTCCTCTCGCATCGTCGAGGGGAAATTCTTAATGCTCAGTTGTCCAGATGGTTTAATCCATTTGACGCAGCCAATATTAAATCAGAACTCCAACCTATTATATATGAGCTGATGAGTGTACTAGACCATACGGATAACGTACAAGGCTTTTTCATTCAGAACAACCGATTTTATATTAAGGATTATCCCGATGACCATGAGCCTGAATGACATTGTGAATAATATTCTGGGAGAGAGCGACCCAGTTCAAGCGAAGTTCAGCTACTCCCTGCATAACCCCGGTATTCCCTTTGAAAGTTTACTGGCGTCGATTATCTTATTGTTAGATAGCTACGGCGTTAAGCATTCACTGGCTCGTGACCCCGGAGATATTGGGTCAGTCCAAACCGGCAATGCAAAGCAAGATGAGGCTTTCATGATTGAGTACCTCAACTTTAAAACATTCTTGGATAACCTCAGCCGCGAATATAACACGGTAGAGTGTGGTCTCCAGGGATCCACCGTTCACGTCTACATGACGTTTAGTTGCAGGTAATGCAGCATGTACATCAAAGCCAACCATTTCGACTACGACGCGCTACTAGGAGGTATCGTAGAACGCCTTGATCTTAAGGACGCACCACTTGATGATCAGATGTTGTCAGATATATTTAAAAGTTTCGCAACAACTTATAAAGGTCTGCGTGCTGATCAGAAATTGAAAGATTGGCAGGAGGAGATCGTTGTTTCGTTTTTAGGCGATATTCAATCGAGGGTAAAGTACACCGAGATTATCGTAATTGAAGATGAAGAACCTTTCCTTGAAGAAGATAACTATCACCAAGTGTTAAGTCGAGTGCTCGATGATCTTTCCGGTCTCTTTGAGGGGAACGGTGAAAGTGATTTATGGCGATATGTCGAAAGTTTCTGGGACTGCATCTGCTACAATTTGCATCCCCACATTGAGTACGTCTCTACCCCGGAGTACAATCATCACTTCAAACTTCCGAATGACAGTATTCTTACCCCAGAACAGTTAGCGAATTTTTTACGCGACTGGGTGGAACAGTATCTGTCTAACACGTTGGAGGGAATCGACGAGTTCTTGTTTGACAACATCAACTGGAACATCCTGCCCTCCGAGTTCATGAAGGATATCGAAATTTTAGATAAACCGGGGCCGGTCGTGAAGCATGGGGATACTTTGATAAACTTCCCATTCATTCTGCTCGAGGTTCATAACCGATGACCGACATCAGTACTATCAAAGCTGACGACATCGTTAACTTTGATATGATCACCCCTGGCATCTTTGGGGATCAATATAAAGGTGTGATTGTTAACGGCCTTGTGAGTTATGCCGTGGCAAAAAGACTGGATCCCTCGATTGATGGTAAACACGCGAACTTTTATCCGTTCTTTAAAGACAGCGTAGATAATGTTGATGATCCCAATCTCTACAAATACCTCACGGTGCAATTAGACTCTACCCAGAGTGAATTGCTGGTATTCGGGGTTCCTTGGATTAACAAGGATTCCCTGGCCGCTATCAAGTCCCGTGAGGCAACGGTGGTCATCCGAGGCTTTGTTGAGTTCCATCGTGCACCGCTGGTCGATTTCCTGAACAGCCTGAATGTCCCGTACACAATGAAAGTTGACGACAAGTAACATTATCCTATTACTGGACCTACTATAAAGTAGGTCTGGTAATAGTTACCACAATTATTTTTTTTTTCTCGTCATGAGGGAATCGCGATGTCGAGTGTAGGTCCATTTCTCTCAGAAGAGTATCAGAGTGATCGCAATATCTTAAAACACGCGATTACCCAATATGCCACCTTTCTGAGCAAAACGCGCAACGAAGACGAAGACAAGATTCGTCGTCATCTGGTCAAATACTTTAAAGAACATAAAGAAGAATTCAAGTCTCGCACAGCCACTATCCTGATTAAAAACAAACAGGGTGACCGTGAGAAACACGAGGTACCATTCTCGGGTGTCCTGAAACACGTCGAAAAGAATAACTATCACTTTTCTCCTTCCATGGTTGCGTATACCAACTCCGAAGAAGAGGAATGTGTAAACTCCATCGGTACGCGTCTGTTTATCGATAACCGCTCCTTTTATAAGGGACTGCGTAAGAAAGCGCACAAAGCCGGTGATGACGATCTTTACAGCAAGTACGATGAGCTGCAGAACGCCTTTAAGATCTTTAACAACGCCCAATCCGGTGCGATGTCATCTGAAGGCACACCAATCAACAACAAGACCGGTCATACGTCACTGACCTCGACCTGTCGTTGTCTGACCTCCACAGCGAACTTAATCAACGAACAGTTCATTGCCGGTAACCGTTTCTATAACACCCCGGAGAACACGTTACAGTCGCTATTAGCCCGTATGCAGGTTACGGATCTCAAGAAACTCGAAGACGTTATGGAGAAATACAAACTCCATTACCCAAGCGTCGAAGAAGTGATGGTGCGGGTGCGTTATTGCTCAAGCCGTTATTGGGACTCCGTTAAGTACATGGAGATCATTGAGAACTTCCTAAAAGAAGTCTCCCGTCTGCATCTGGCATCGATTCTCTATACCCTGGATCTGGTCTCGTTGTTTAGTCACAACAAAGAAACCATCTCAGCCTTCTTTGATGAGTTTGCTGCCTCTAGTGCGCCTGAGCCTGGCAAAACTGTTGAAGACTACGTCAGTCCAGATAACGATGACAAATATGTCCTGGCCGTCTCCAAGCTGCCACGTAACGCCTCCCACCTGGATGTCGTTGCGCTGAACCATCATCACGATATCGTTGAAACCAAATACAGCGATCTGATGAATGTGTTCTTCCGTTCACCGATTCCACCGTCAGGACTGTTTGATGTTACCTCGTCGATTCGTGACTGTGTACTGACTTCGGATACCGACTCCTCTATCTACACTGTGGATGAGATGATCGAAGCCTACACCACTGACCGTGAGAAAGGGATTAAACTGAATGCGGTATTAACCTACTTCATTCGTATGATCTCGGTTGATCAGCATCAGCAGTTGTCGGCTAACCTCAACGTCAGTAAACGCAACCTGCGTATGTTGGGGATGAAGAATGAGTACTACTTCGGTGCTTACGTTACTACCCTGATGTCCAAGCACTATTATGCCAGTCAGCAGATGGTTGAAGGGGTTATGAACGAACACCCTGAAATGGAAATCAAAGGGGTACACTTAAAGTCGTCGAAGATTGCCAAGAGCATTAAAGACTTTGCTCAGCAGTTGATGCGAGATACCCTGGAAGCGATCGAACACAAGAAGAAGTTGGACGCCCCAGAGATCTTAAAGGGCATTGGTGACCTGGAACGCATGATCGTGGATGACACCAACAACGGTGATTGGAAATGGTTATCACGTCAAGGGGTAAAAGGCAAGGCGTCTTATTCTAACCCAAATGGTTCGGTCTACTTCTACCATGAAATGTGGGAGAACGTATTCGCCGGCAAATACGGTCCAGCACCTGAGCTTCCGTATGTGGGTGTGAAGATGTCGGTGGACTTAGGTTCGAAGTCTAAACTGAAAGCCTGGATCGAGAAGATTACAGATGTGGAATTAAGGGAGCGTCTGCAAGCGTTCTTTGAAACCACCGGTCGTACAGACTTAAACGGTATCGTGGTTCCTATGGAGCGCCTGCAATATCTGCAAGGTATTCCAGATGAGATCAAAGAAGCCGTGGATTACCGTACTGTAATCAAGCAGAACTTGAAGTGCGTTTATGAGGTATTGAACTCAACAGGTCTTTACTTCATGAATGACTCCATCACCCGTTTGGTCAGTGACGAACATTAATAGTATCGAGTGAGGGCGGGATGACCGCCCATGACTCTTCCGTAGTGATAAACCCAATAAGCGAGGAGCTTATAATGAAAGAGAAAGAAGATTTTATTCCCAATCCACTTGAGTGGAAACCTGATCTTCCAAAAGCGGATATTACCATTGATCCTGCTCGCTTTGCTCACCTGTTAGTTTATGATCGTTATTGCCAGGTGGTTATCAAACACATAACTTCACCTGCTTTATCGAAGTCAAATTGTTTTACGATATTAAAAGAACTGAAGAGTTTGCGTGAAGACCCGACTATACCAAAGAGTAAAGTACTAGGGGTTAAATACACGCTTACCTCAATAAAAATCGGTAACTGTGTCTTTTTAGGAAGTGAAAGTTATTTGGGATTAGTTAAAGCATTAGAAACCTATTGCAAAGATGATCCTTATCCCAAAGACGACTACGCATTTACGGATACGGAAATCAGTGAAGTTATTTATAAGCATAAACTTGGAATTGGGATATTTTACGCTTGGTGGTATTTGGGTAAAGTCAAGAAACAACCCCATATTCAATTAAAACTTATCGGACCTAACGAATCATTTTCCTATGGATTCTCCGACATTCAGTTTGTTGATAAACTAGCCGAAGCTGTTAAGACATTAGCCCATACAGATGCTAGAGAAGTCAAAATAACAACAGACGACCCCTATCTCAATATGAGGGTGTTCAAACAAATATTAAATAATGAGCCTGCTATCTGCATCTCTACTGACTCCCTCGGTATAAATCAAAGAACTTTGTTTTTATACTCTTATGGCTCAGTAAGTGAGTTTATTGCTTTTCTTAAGAAAGCAAAAAGTAAGCTGAAAAAATAAATAATTTTATGTAAACTATTACATGACGAACTCTACCCCGGACAGGGGTAGAGTTCACCTTTATGGTCTGATGTTGTTAACGGTATTCCAGAGTTCGCTGAAGTGATTCTTCCAGACTGGATCCTGAATCTGATTCATCTGGCTTTGTAACTGTACCTTGGTAAAGTACACCCCCAGTTGGGCTTTGATCTGGCCGTCCACACTCCCCAGGATGTTGCTGTAGCGAAGATACTTGGTGACCATACCTAACGACGCCATGGACCAGACCCAACTCATCTGTACAAAGTGTAGACTCTTATGGGCGTTGGGAAAGATCATCTTACTGACATCCACATGGGGATTCGCTCGACGATTAATCTGGTAGAACTCCGTAAAGCTCTGCATGGGTTCACCTAACATCACCCGATTCTTGTGATCGGTGTACGCGGTGAGCTGGGTATAATAGTTCTCCAGGTTCCAGTTCCCCTTGGAAATGTCTATCAGTTCCCCCTGACCATTGAGGTAGTTGAAATTCACCAACTCGTTGTGATAGAGATAACAGTTTGCCAGCGGGAAATTTGCCAGATAGCCGTGCGGAGAGTTCCCCCAATCTACCCCACGTTTTAACCATCGCCAATACCCAATCACCAGGGCATAGACATCAATGTTAATGATAGTGAAAATCGAACCCGGGGCTTGAAGCTGACGGGTATCGAGCAAATCCATGATATCCCACCGCTGAAGGGTGTCGGTTGTGTAGATGGGATAGAGTGGGACCAGCTCATCTAAATTCTTACTAAAGCATGCATCTATTTGTGCAGGGCTCGCGTCCCCAAACGGCAACACCAGTAAGGTATGGTGATTGCTCTCAGGATAAAGAGAGTTGATGTGATTCTTTCCCTTGTTGTACAGGGAGGTGATGTCCATTAAACTGGCAATGGATTTGGCGCGGGTGTGAATCTGATTAATTAAGTAATCACGATCCCATTCTACGTTCACTGACAGTGATTGAAGAAACTTAACCAACGGGTTCTGATTGGGCAGGGTTCGGTTACCTTGATTCAGATAATCAAAAAAGCGGTCTTCATTTCTTGACAGGATGCGTTCGAGATTAACCAACCCGGTATATTCTCTTGTGCCGTAGTTCAACCCATTCGGTTGAAGCTTGAAATAGGACATGTAATGAAACCTCAATTAATGTGTCAGTAATTAAATACTCACCCATTCAATAGTATGTAAACTAATTCTTAAGGCATGTCCTTAAGAATACACGGGAGTCGTACGTTTATTTTTCAGTATACATACGATTTACTGTGCGAAAATCTTTGCTCTATAATTTCTGAAGTCTATATTATTATAGTGCATAATAGATAAGATGTCATTTCATTTTGTCTCCACCATGTATATTAACGTTAATCTATATCACTGAACAGTTCACACTTTTATTAAGGAATTCGTATTATGGGTCTTGATAACCGCAACAACGATAACGCGTCATCTTCTTCCAACAACAGCAACAACGGTAACAATAACAACATGAACAATTCGAACAATCCGCTGCTGGCGCTGCTGGGCCAACAGAACCTGATCTCTTCAACCCACAACATCACCGAAGTCACCGAAGTGATGAAGCGCGTTCTGGAAATCATCAAACAGCTGAACGAAAACACTGCCAGCGAAGCGCAGAAAATGGCACTGCCGAAGAAAGTGCAGAACATCACTGCTGATATTTCTCCGAACCTGCCGGGCATCGCGCTGTCAACTGTTATCGGTAACGTCGCGTACGTTCAGCCGGTCCTGTTCTACAAAGTGGGCATCACCGAAGTCACTGACACCATCATGCTGGCCAACGAACCTGCGCCGCGCGCAATCGCTAAGCCTGCTGCGAACTTCATGGATCAGCAGCTGATGGAACGCGTGAAAACTCAGTACGCTTACGTCGATGGCGTGCAGATGGCCAAAGTCATCCTGCTGTCTCCAATCGTGCGTGATCTGGAACCGTACATCAAAAACCAGGTCGCTGGCGAAGACATGATCCAGCAGGTTGCGAACACCATTCTGAAAGAGTGGTCAACTTCACTGCTGAACATCGCCACGCTGGAAGCAACGGTTGCCGATCTGCCACTGCCAAACCCGTTCAAAGACGGTAAACTGTTCGGTAAAGATGACGCAGCAGTAGGTCGTATCGAGCCGGTTAACAAACTGGTTATCGACGGTGTTCCAACGCCATACAACCTGGCAGCGAAAATCTCTACCACCAACAAAAACAACACGCAGAACGCTAACAGCTCTCAGAGCCGTTCAGTTGCCACTGCGCACATGACCGTGTCGCTGGAAGCGATGTCTGGCCAGCAGTTCCAGCAGGAACGTGCTCGTAACCCAGGCCGCGTTATCGGACCACTGGTTCCTGTGATCTCTACCGGTATCACCATCCCTGGCGAAACCCTGAACAACAACAGCTCACTGCTGACTGCCCTGCTGGGTCTGTATGCATCAATCGGTGCGAACAACATCAGCTACTTCTCTGAAGCGTTCCGCGGCAAAGAAGTCGGTCATCGTGGCAATGTGGGTAACTTCAACTACTACCTGTCTCAGGTACTGGGTCAGCAGAACTACGGTACTGCGCAGTACATCACTGATAAGAACCTGAACAACGCTCAGGTAATGAATCACTGGCTGGGTACGTATGTAGCACCACACGCTGTTTACGTTCTGGATCTGGCAACGTTCACCAACGACGTCGCTAACACTGACTTCTGGTGGAACCTCATCAGCAAACCGGCTGGTTCAACTTACCACCGCACGCTGATCAAACTGCTGGACTCTCTGTCCAACGGCGAGTTCTCTAAAGAAGTTAAGAAGAACGTCGAAATGGGTCAGGCGCGTTCTCTGGCTACTGACTGGATCCCAACCGACAACATCCTGGAAGCGACCAACATCATCCTGCCTAACGGTATTGCACAGGGCAAAGATGGTAAGTGGTTCGACCTGGCTGAAGTTGACGGCATGTTCCTGCGTCAGGATACCTACTACGGTCAGAACGAAGCGATGATCTCTGAATACCAGTCACTGATCAACGGCACCCTGGGTGGCGATAACATCCGCATCCGCCAGTACAACATCTACAATCGCCTGAACCAGCTGTTCGGCGCGAACGTAATCATGAATGGCTGGAACCGTCGTTTCATCTGGAAAAACAGCTTCTTCGCAACCTTCGCTCGTGCGATGGCGCGTTCTGGTACGCTGTCTCTGTCTGGCTCTAACATGGCGTCCATGTGGAACATGAACACCGGTAACGAATATCTGAACCATGCCATCACCACTCAGCTGTCTCAGTCTGTTCAGACTGCTGGCCTGGGCTTCAATGGCGCGTTCTCTGGCTACTAATTCGTAGCAGTGGTACAGATATTTAGCTAAGTAACAATCACAAGGATAGCGGGTTAATTCCTGCTATCCTTGTTCTTACATAGGGTTTATTTTTTATGTCAACAACGGTGGCGGACATTCTCAGCAACTACGCGGATAACAACATGATTCCGAGTAAGTTGTTTGATGGCATTATAAGTGTTGCGGGGATTACACCTCGTAATGATGACCCTTCCTTCTATAAAGCGCTGTATCCTGACTTCGAGGACTTTGATCTCAAGCACGATTTATCAGTGACTCCACCAATCTATCTCAACGACTTCGACTTTAATATCGAAGAGCATCGTGAAGCCATTGTGGAATTACTGCGCACTGAATATGAAGGCAACAACTTCGATACCGTGGCCTCGTGTCAATGTAAGAAGTTTCGCAGTAACATTTATGCGGACATGAATATTACCTGTGACGAATGCGGGCATGAGGTGATCAAACCTTTAACCCAGCGTATCGAAACCAAGGTGTGGCTGCGAACTCCACCTTATGTATCAGGTTTTATTAACCCAGCGATGTGGGCCATCTTCTTTAGTAAGCTCAACACCAAGTCACCCAAAGTTAATTTAGTCGAGTATTGGATCGATCCTTCGGTTCGTGACGACAAACGTTTCCACGATCCTGCTAACAACGCGTTTAAAATTGCTGCGAAGATTGAAAGCTTCCGGTCAACGTTAAACATCGAGTTTGGCTATAACAGCTTCCTTGACAACATGAACTTGATTGTGATGTCCGCGATTGAGCAAGATGTCAGCAAAGTGTTAGACCTCACTGAAAAAGACCGTAGCGACTTTGCCACCTTCTGGCGTCGATACAGTAAAAAGGCGGTATTCAAATACCTTCCCCTACCAAACAAAATCACAACGGTTGTGGAGTCTGACCAACGTGACCGTTATGTTAACAAAGAACAAGCTGACTTAGACAAGATCTACTTTACGCTCGCCGATACGTATCCAATTGATGATATCCGCGCAGCAGACAACGAAGACTTAATGGGTAAGAACACCAAGAGTCTCGTTGAGGCGTTAATGAACGTACAGAAAAATATTCTGTTCGGTAAGAAAGGTATGATCCGTTATCATGCCGGTGCGGGTAAGCTGCCGTTAACAGGTCGCTCTATCATCACGGGTGAGTCAGGGGTTTGTCGTAGTGATACAATTGTATTACCCTGGCTCTATGCAATCACTTGTTTAGATAAGCACCTCACCAACTGGTTGTACCGCCGAGGCTACACCCCAATGCGAGTGAAAGAAATCATTCGTACGGCAAACAACTACCGTCATCCTCTGGTGGAGGAGTTTATTACCTGGGTTGAAGACAATCGCTTTGCCATGGCAACAGCGGGTCGTAACCCATCGATTCAATATCTGTCTGCGCGTGCGTTCTTTGTTAAGTTCTCTCGAGATCTTGATGATAAATCCATTCGTATTCCAATTACCACTGTTAAGGAATACGGTGCGGACTTTGATGGCGATGCCATGTATGTGATCTTCCTGCCGGATATGATGTCCAAGGTAGAAGCATATAGTAGCTGGGGTCACCATCAGATGTTGGATCCAAACCGTCCGTTTAAACTGAGTCGTTTTGCAACCCATACCAAGACCAACTTGCTGAACATCAACTCAGTGCTCTTAAGTGAACCAATCGCAGAGGAATAACCTTGAACGTAACTGCTGCTTTTATGCGAGGCGCTAGCGGCTCCCTTACTGAACGAAGTGCTGCTGTGTTTGATCAACACATGGCCGGGCTTTATCAGAAGTATGAGGGATTGTCCGGCTGGCTTGGAGGCGCGCTCGATTCGGTAAAAGAAGCCCACACCAACTTCATGAACAGTCGTATGTGGGAA